GGGCGGTCTGCGGGGGGGGGGCTGGTAGCGGTTCAGGCACGGGGATCACCTTCTGGCCAGGTCACTAGCGGGAGGCTTCGGGCGAGCCGCGAAGCGTGGCGGAAGTACGCGGGGGTCCGCATCCCCGCCTCGCGGATCGTCTGCCGCAGGTGGACCGTCCAGGCCCACCCGACGAGCTCGACTTCTGCGGTGCGTTGGCCCTCGGTCCACGCCACCCGCGCGAGGACGCACACGTCCGCCGTGCGCGAGCTCGGGTGCTTCGCCTTCGAGACGGGCTCTAGCAGGTTCCCGTCCAGCGCCCGCGTTGCCTTCACGTCCACGGTGAGGCCGCTTGCGAGGGCCGAGTCCACGCCACCGATGCGGGGGCATGGGGCGAGGTCAGGGTAGACGTTCGCGACGCGCGCGAAGGCGATCTCACCGAGCGCCCCGACGACGTGAACCTCGACGGCCGACTGGCCGCCGGCCGTGTCGTCGGCCAGGCCGGCGGCCTTGTTCTGCTGAGCTCGGCGCAGGCCGAGGGCGACCGCGGCGCGAACCTCGAAGGCGTCCAGCGTCACGCCCCAGGGCATTTCCAGGGTAGGGAGCGGCTCAGTCACACAGCCCCCAGACGACGAGGACGGCGGCGCCAGCACCCACGGCCGCAACACCGACGAGGGCCCCGCGAACCGCCATGCGGGTGAACGCCAGGCCGACGAGTAGCGCCACGCGGGTCATTCGCACCCTTCCATGAGCGCGCGGTAGTCGAAGCCGCCGCTCTGGGCGGACTCGGCCGCCGTGGTGGTCGTCTCTGCGAAGCCGACGACTCGGTTGTTGAACAGGAGGACGTGCGCGGGCGCCTGGGCGCCGTTCAGGAACGCGAGACCGCGCGCGGTCACGCGCCAGTGGCCCGAGGTGCGCGTCTTCGGGTTGTCGTTCGGGGCCTGCTCCGCGAGGCCCCAATGGCGCAACTTGGCGACCTCGCCGCCCGCCGCGAGGACCCAGGCCGGCGCGGTCGCAGACAAGTGAACGAAGGCCGACGACGGCGAGCTCACGAAGGCGAGCCACGCGAGGACGCGCACCTTCTCGGCGTTCAGCTTGCGCCGGTAGACCTTCGCGACCTGGCCGCAGCACGGGCAGTCGGCGCCGTCGTCGAGGCGGGCTTCTAACCACTCGGTCGCCTGGGCCACAGTCTCCAGCCCTCGACGGTTCGCCTGAATGCGGGCGGGCGCGTCGGGCGCGGGATCGAAGGCCGCGACGGCCACCGACTCCAGCAACCCAAGTTGCGAGGGCTCGCCGCGGGCCGGGCGGTCGGCCACGGCTCGGGCTTCGAGCTCGGCGAGGCACGCCCCGCACTTCTCAGGCCGCGGCGCCCGCTCGGGGTGGATGCAGGACTTCCGCCCGGCCTTGTCGCACACCGAGCGTCGGGCGCGGGGGGCGAAGGCGTGCGAGCGAGTCCCCGCGTTGTTCTCGTACCACTTCACCCGCACACCTCGGCTTCCGTCTCGTGTTCCGAGTCCATGAGGACCTGCCAGCGGTCGGCGTGCCGGTCCCACTCGGTGCGCCACCTCTGAAAGCGCGTGGATCGGATGATCTCGCCCGCCTGCGCACGGTGGCGCGCGATGGCCGCGGCCATCGCGCGCAGCCGTGCGTCAAGCCACAACCACTCCGGGTCGACGGACTGGTGCTTCATCGCTTCACCTCGTCAGGTTCCGGGTCGGTGACCGCGAGCGTCTCCACGTCGAGGCACGCACGCGCCAGGCGGTGAAGGGCCTCGGTCGGAAGGTCTGCTTCGTGTAGAGGCGCGGGCAGGTTCGCCACCTGGGCGCCTTCGCCTGCGATGGCCTGGCCGCCGTCGGTGGCGACGGCCACGTTCGCGACGATGCTCGGGCCGCCGCCGGACTGCTCCCCCACGCCCAGCTTCCGCAGGACCTCGGCCACGTTCGCCTTGCCAGTCACCGCGTCGCTCTCGCTGTCGGTGAGGATGCGCAGGAGCTCGGGCACGCCCTCGGCCAAGGCCCGCTGCGCAGCGAGGCGCACAAGGGCGGCGTTCAGGCCTGCGAGCTCGCGCACGGCGCTTATCGCCCCGGTCGAAGCGAGGTACTTGTAAACCGTCGGGCGGCTGATCCCGAAGTGTCGAGCGGTCGCGGACACGTTGAGCGTGTCGATCAGGTGCTCGGCCACGAGGTAGGGCACGCGCATTCGCTCGTGCTCGGCGAGGGCCTCGCGGTGGGTCTCACGTCGGGCGGCGAGCTCGGGATCGGCGCGGAGCTTCCGCAGGGTGCCAGCGCCGATCTTGAACCGGGCCCGAACGGCGCGCACCGACTCGCCGGCGTCCAGGGCGTCGAGCACCTCGAACGGTCGTGCGTCGTCGGGGTCAGGCTTCGGGGTCTCCAGTGTACCCGGATGCGCCCCCCCTGAATGCTCCACGATGTCGGTCACTTGCCGGCCTATGCTGGACCGCGCGGGCTCACGTCGAGTCACGCGGGGTCACGTTGGGGCCCCACTCGGGCGCGCTGGGGCACGCCGCGAGCACCTGCACAAACGGTAGTGAGCTCATGGACGGTCGACAAGGGGGTACGTTTTCGTACCCTCTATCTGGTCAGGGGGTACGTTTTCGTACCCCCCCTATTGAGCGCGGGCGGCCGGTGCTCAATAGGTGCGCAAGAGAGGGTGCGCAAGAGGACCACCGCCGGCTGTTGCGCGCGAGGCTAGCTCACACCGGCGGTGGAACACCCACAGAACGCGAGCGGGCGCAGCATACGCCCTGGCGGTCAGTATGGGGAGAGGCCGATGTCCCGCGAGGGGTGCCAGATGCACTCGCCGTCGTGGGTCATGCTGGCGTCGGGCCCTCGGGGAGCTCCACAGCACCCGCACACCCCGCGGTGGGAGAGATCCGCGGTGCCGCGCCCCACGCCACCGTCACGAACGGGCCGCAACTCGCTCACCTGGCGAGCGGCTGCGCCGCTATCCTCCCCCCCCTGTTCCGCGCCCCCCCCCAGGGTGATCAGCTTCACATTCCCCCGCTTCACGGGCTCGGGCGTCGGCTTCGTGGTGACGGTGACGGCGATGCGGTTCACGCGCCCCCCGGTGAGGTACTCGGGCGGGAGGCCGGCGAGGGCCTCGGGGCCGTAGGCTCCCCGGATTTCCGCTGCGGCGGTCTCCACTCGGGCCAACCACTCCCGGTCGGCTGGCGGCTCCACGGGCTCAAGTTCGGGCACCCCGAGGGCGACCCTTTCGCGCGCGACCTTCTGGCGCGCGATGTCGGCACCCAGGAGACACGCCACGCTCCCCCGCACGACGTAGGACCTCGCCGGGTCCGACTCCCGCCGCACGACGGGGGGCGGGATATCGGGGTCGGTCCCGTCCGCGTTGATCGCGCCGTACTGCGTCACCCAGGCCCAGCCCGGCGGGGGCGGGACGTACTCGATGAGGCACGAGGGGAACGGGGCGCCCGTCTTCGCCGGCTTGCCCGGCCCCGTCTCGAAGCGCAGCCGGCCGCGGGGCAGGACCACGCGACGCGCGACGCCGTGAACGTGGCGGCTGAACCACTCGGTCGCCGGCCGGAACGCGGGCAGGGCCAGGAAGGGCCCGCCGCCCTCGGGGTCGACGCCGGCGGCCGCGATGGCGCGCATCCAGTCGGTGACCGTCCGGCTGGCGTGGCCCTTGGCCGAGCACCCCTTTCGGGTCTTCGTGGCCCGCTTCCACTCGCCGTCGCGGCACGCGAGGCACGCGCGGGAGTAGGGCGGGTTTGCGTAGCGGGCGCCGTCTGCGCGCCACCTGGCCACGAGCTCGGGCGAGCCGGGCGCGAGGCCCGCGGTGCGGGGCATGGGCGGGTGGTCGCCCCCGAAGGCGTCACGGTCGGCCATGATCTCGGCGTCGGGCCCGAAGTAGCGGCGCCCCTGGGAGCTCCACCCGAGGGCGGCGATGTCGAGGGCGAAGTCCTCGACGCCCAGGGCGGCGGCGGCGGCGCGGAGGAACGCGGGCGGGGTCGCCCAGGTGTTGCGGCCCCCGGTTGCGTTGTAGACGGGAAGGTCAGTCGACGCGCTCACAGGCACCCCCTCACAGCGAAGCCGAGCTCGCCCATTTTCCGCAGGCAGTCGTCCATGCCGTAGGCCACAAAGCACTCGGCGCCGCTCACCTGTCGGATCTCGGCCATGCGGGCGCGCTGCACGTCGCTCGCGCCGGCCTCGGGGTCGGTGAGCCGGTTGCGCTTGGCCACGTCGTCGGCCTTGAGCTCCACGAACACCGCGGACGGGGCGCCGACGGCCAGCCAATCGGCCACGGCCTCAAGTTGTCGAGCTTGCGGCCCCTCCGCGAACTTGCCAGCGACACCGCGGAGGCGAACCGCGGCGAGGGCGAGGGTGGCGAGCTCGGGCCGCAACGGGTGGCCGTCGATGCGGAAGTCCGGCTCGCCGGCGGTCATGCCCGCGGCCTTCGCCTTCCCGGCCAGGCCGGGGGGGAGCCTCACGCCGTTGAGGCTCGCCGCGTGGGGGATCTGCGTGAGCCGCATCACCTCCACGATGCCGCACTGTGCGCGGTGCTCCGGGTCGTCCGGCCGTTTGCGGGTCTTCTTCTTCGTCTTCTGGGCGGCGGCGAGCTCGCGCCACCCGGTCTTAGTGTCGGTCATAGGTTCCCCAACCTCTCAGGCGATAGCGCGTGTGAGTGCAGCCCCATCGGGGCCCAGGAGGCGGCCGCGCGCATCGACGGCCGTCTCCCCTTCGAGCAGGACGCGGACCCGGTTGGGCCCCCGCTTCGCGATCTCTCGAATCATGGTGAACGTGAAGGCCACGCCGTCGTCCTCGACGACGAGCCGGTCACCGAACGGGGACACGTCGTAACAGTGGCCCCCGGTGGCGTCGCCTTCTTCCCCGATGTGCCAGCCCACCGACACCTTCCGGCGGGTCAGCGGGTGCTCGACAACGATCATGGCCACGCGGTCACCGTCCCGGCCTGGCCGGGGGGCCGTCAGGGCCTCTCCGCAGTAGGCGCAGGCCCGAGGGTACTCGCGCAGGCTCCAGCGGCCCACGCTCAAGACTCCCCCTCGGCGCACGCGATGGCGGCGCGGAGTGCGGCGAGGTCCTCGGCCAACTTCACAGCCCGCGCACTGGCGAAGCTGGCGAAACGCCGGTAGGCCTCGCCCTCGGTTCGGCCGATCACCGCGTAGTAGCGGGCGTCCACGATGCCGCCCCGATCCACCAGCCCGCGGTCATGTTTCGTCACGAAGTCGAAGCCCCGCTCCGACGCCAGGACGTAGGTCTTCGGCGTGAGGCGAAAATGCGCGGTGCTGGTCTGGAGCTCGCCTTGATACAGGCGGACGCACCAAAGTTGGACGGTCTCGGCGCCGGCCGCGGCGAGGTAGCGGGGGGCGTGCTGGCGGCACCAGTGGTGCCCGTCCTTACACGGGCCGAGGACGGCATTACGGCGGCACTGGTGAAACCGAACCGACGCGCCGCCGTCGTGGACGCGGCCGGAACACCTGGGGGGGGGGGCGGGGCGGGTGGTCATGGCATCCTCCAATAGCGGTGCATGAGGCGCCCGGCGCGGTGCGGGCGCGTGTCGTAGGTGCGGCCGGCCTCGGCCAACTTGCGGCCCCAGGAGCCGGGCTCGCGCCAGCGGGCGCAGCCGGCCTCGGGCCCGGCCTCGGCGCAGAACCAAAGCACGTCCTCGGTGAGCCACGCGGGCCGCCGGTCGATGCCCAGGTGTGCGCGCGTGCTGGCGGCCAGGTGGCGCCAGGTGAGCCGCGAGGGCGCGTTGACGGCTCGACACCCGCGGGCGAACTGGCCGCGGCGCGTGGCCGCTTCGAGCGGCGTCACGCCCCGCGCCCGAGCTCGGTTCATGATCACGCCGGCGACGGCCTTCGCGTCGGTGAAGGCGTGCGAGCTCTCGCCGCAGGCCACGTCGGCAACGGTCACGATGGACACCAGAAGCCACACGATCACAGCGCCACCTCATCGTCGAACGCTCGCAGGGCGGCATACGCTCGCTCGCTCGCCTTTTCGGCCTTGGCTTCGGCCGCGAAGGCCTTGTCGCGGGCCTTGTGCGCGGCGGCGATCTCGGGATAGTCGCCCGTCTTCGTGGCCTCCATGCTGCGGGTGAGGGCATCCAGTGTCCGGCTCATCGCGGCGTGGTGTCGGTCGCTGGCCCGAAGCCACGCATTGTGGAGCGTGAGCCGCCGCAACCGGCGGGCGTAGTCGGGCGCGGTGGCCACCAGAAACACGGTGGCCTCGATGAAGGCCACGAGATCGGCCTTCGTGGCCGCTTTCGTGGCCGCCTCCCACTCGGCCGCGCGGCGCGCGCCGCGAACTGCGTCCTTGTAGCTGCCGCGCTTCACGAGACCACCCCGCGGAGGTCCACGCCGCTGAGCGTGTAGGTCACCGAGCGGTGCCACAGGCGAGACGCCGCCGGCGGGCCGATCCGGTTCCGCAGGGCGCCCAGGTCCTCGGGCTCGGGGTCCGCCCCGGTCGTGTAGTTCGTCGCGGAGACGGTCAGGAGGCCGGCGTCGTAGCGCCGCGCGATGATCTCGTCCGCGATGCTGCGCTCCCAATCCGTCGCGCGGCCCGCGCCGAGCTCGTCGAACACGAGGACCGGCACGGTGGCCACGGCATCCACGAGGGCCTGCGTTCGCTTCTGCGCTTGGATGCTCTGCCGGCACTCGGCCAGGAGCCCGCCCATGTGGCAGTAGCGGACGGCCAGGCGCGCGCCGGCGAGGATGGTTTCGAGGGCGAACGCCGCGCCGAGGTAGGACTTCCCCACGCCGGGCGGGCCCGCGAGTAGGACCGAGCTCAGGCCGCGGAGCTCCCCAACGTGGCGCAGCTTCGCCACGCGGTCGGAGAGTGAGCGCATGGCCGCGAGGGCGGCGCGGCGCTCCTGGGCGGGGTGCAGGTAGGCCCCGCCCTTGACGTAGACCACGCCCCCCCGTTCCTCCCCGTCGGGCTCGCCGGGCGCGGGCTCGTTGAGGTAGCGGTAGCCGGCGAAGTAGCACGCCCCAGGCTCGGCCGGGAGGCCGCAGCGGTTGATCAGCGCAGCCGCCCGCTTCGGCGTCGAGCAGGCCGAGCACGGCACCGCGCCCGCGTCGGTGATCTGATACCCGTCGGTGCAGGTGCAGGGCGTCACCTCCGCGCGGAGGCCCTCGGGGGTCTGCGCGAGGATGAGCGTCGGGGGCCCGTCCGGCTTCGGGGGCTCGGGCCGAGTCGGCGACTCCAGCCGCCAGGACGCCGCGAGGGCGTCCACGGCCGCGCCCAGGTTGCCGCGCCCGCTGGGCTCGGGCGAGGGCTCGGGCGAGGGCTCGGGCGAGGGCTCGGGCGAGGGCTCGGCCTCGATGGTCTTCGGTTCGTCGGTCATTCCTCTATCCTCCTGCCGGCGTTCGCCATTTGGCCCGGTCCAGCGCAACCGGATTCGCGGGGTTGCCCCCGCCCCTCTGAGGCCTTGGCCCCCGGCCCGCTGGTCTGCGAGGCGGGGACGGTTGGCCGTCCAACGTGTTGAGCGCGATGTCCATGCGCGGCGCCGACCCGGCCGCGGCGAGGATCTCGGCTTCGAGTGCGGCCTTGACCGGCTCGAAGCCGTGCTTCTGGAGCGCAGCGGCCACCCGTGAAATCTCGGCGCCGTTGAAGCCCTGCACCCCTCGGGTGCGGCGAGCTCTCGTGTGCCCGCTGGCCCACAAGCTATCCAGATCCGCCAGTCCCCCCCCCTGGGGGGTAAGGGGGGTGTGTAGTTGTTGTTCTAAGGCCAGACGCGCGCGCGGATCATATAGAGACGGGGGGGTCTCTTTTTGGACCGGGGCCGCTTTCGTACCGGGTTCGTTTTCGCACCGGGTCTCCTTCGAGCCCCCCCCCTCGGGTGCAGAGGATAGAGGGAGTGCAGGAGCAGACGACTTTTGGGGTCGTGGCGCGGCGAACTCGCGGATCCGGTCGTCCTGCCACACGAAGATCGGGGGCTTCCCCGCCCGGTCGTGGCGCACCAGCACGCCGAGCGCCAGCGCCCGCCGCAGGGTCTCCCGCACCGAGGACCGGGCCGCGCCCAGGTCCTCGGGCCGACCCGCCCAGGCGCCCACGTCGGGCCCGAGGCCGAACGCGGCGAGCTTGCGGTTCCGCACGATCCCGTCTCTGCACTTCCCATCGGCCGGCGCCGACCGCTCGAACAGGGTCGCGAGGATGCCGCGGTGAACGGCCTTCACCGGCTGGCCGTCCGCCCAGGTCTGGATTCTCAGAAGGGGGAAGATGGCCCCCGGTCGCCACCTCTCGGTCACGCGCCCCCCTTGGGCTCGATGGCCTGCGCCAGAAGGCGCACGAGGTCGGCCCGCTGGTACTCGTGCGCTGGCAACTGGACCCACACCCAGCCCCGCGGAGCGGGCCGGCCGCGGTGCGTCTCCCCGAGGACCGTCCAGCCCTCGGGGAGCGGGCCAAGTGGCGCGGGGCGACCACCTGCCGTGGTTCGCATGGCGACGACCGGCGCCGGGCCGAGGACTTGACGCGAGGCCATAGCGCGGGCACGATGCCGCCCCGCCGCCCACCTGGCGGCCGCCCAGGCCACAAGGCCCAGGCCTAGAAACCATCCCATGAACTCCCCTTGCGATGCTCCGACGAAGACGGTACGGTCTTCGGAACTGGTCGTCAAGCGACCACTAACCAAGGGAGCGAAAACATGGGAAGCGGTTGGAGTGCAGCGGGCGGGACGAAGAAGCGAGGGGATGGCGTGTGGACTGGCGAGGGCGGCCGGGCCTTCACCTGGCCGGGCATGTGGGAGGCCGACCCGGTGACGGGAGCCCGGCGCAGGGTGCCCTACCGGCGCACCGGCACCGACCGCGCCGTGGCGTCCGTCCTGAACGCGACGCCCGAGGCCACCGTGGGGCTCGCGATGCGGTTCATGCACGGCGGGCGTCGGCCTCAGTCCCCCCAGGTCCGCAAGCGGATCAAGGCCTACCGGCGCGCGGTGCGGCGCGGGCGGCGGTGTCAGGTGGCCCAGAAGCAAATCGCGGTCGTGGTCGCGTGCTCTCGCTTCGAGGGGGGCGCGTGAAGCTCGCGGACTGGCTCACCCGTGAAGGGGTGACCCGGCTCGCGTTCGCTGGCCGCCTGGGCGTGAGCGACACCACGATCTATCGGCTCGCGTCCGGCCGCCAGCGGCCGAGTTTCGAGCTCGCCGTCCGTATCGAGCGGGAGACCGCGGGCGCCGTCCAGGCGTCCGATCTGTTGGAGACCGTCGAGGTGGCCGCCGTCGGCTGAGCTCGACCGTACACGACCCCCGGCCCAGGCCGGCGTACAGGAGCGACGAACCATGAGCAGAGACAACCAGTGGGCCAGGGGGCCAGGGGGCCCGCACGGGCGCTCCCGGCCCCAGCAAACGGCAATCGCAACGGTCTCGGTGGAGCTCGCGCGGCGCACCGGCACCTTTGAGTCGGTCGACGCGCTCCGCGAGGCCCTCGACGGGCTCAGTGAGCACGCGAACCTGCTTCTCCCCGTCCAGCGGGTCGGCCTGATCCCACAGGGGCACGCCGTCACCGTCGCCGCGCACGCGGTGGACGTGGAAAACGAGACCTACCCGGTGAAGGGCGGCCGCGGGAAGCGGGCGCTCCACAAGGCGGCCCTCGACAAGATCGGCGCGGCCGCTGGCCTCACCTGGGGCATGAGCCGCCGCGAAGACAACGGCGCTCACCCCCACGTCTGCGAGATCGTGGTGGTGTGCGAGGTGCAGGACCTTGACGGGAAGTCCCGCCGCATCGAAGCGCGCAAGCGGCTGGACCTGCGCGACGACGCGCCGATGGCGCTGGAGATCCTCGCCAACGCCGAGACGGCCGAGAAGGGCGCGCGCCAACTTCGGCAGACCCGCGCGTTCATCACCGAGCACACCGAGTCCAAGGCCCGCAACCGGGCCGTGCGGCTCGCCCTGGGGCTGCGCCAGGCCTACACGGCGCAGGAGCTCTCGCGGCCCTTCGTCGCCGCAAAGATGGTGTGGACTGGCAACTACGGCGACCCGGCCACGAACCGGGCCGTTGCCCTGCTCTCGGCCGCGAAGGCCCTCGGGGCCGGCGCCGAGCTCTTTGCTTCGGTGGGCGCGGCCATGTTCGGCGCGGAGCGCGCGGAGATCGGCGCGGCACTGGACGCGCCCGAGCCGCCGCAGGTGATCGACGTGCCCGACGACGACGAGCCCGACGACGTGCTCGACGACGAGCCCGAGGTGGGCGACGACTTCGGGGAGATCCGCGCCGAGCTCAAGACGAAGGCCGCCCGTAAGGGGCGACTCGCGCCGGCGTCCATGCCCGGCGCCGAGGCGCACGCGGCCGGCATGATCACCGGCGAACAGATCGACCGGCTCGACCCCGACCACCTGGCGCGGCTTGACAACAAGTTGAACGGGATGCCCGACGAGCCCACGGCCGAGCCCGCGGCCGAGCCGCTGGACCTCCCCGACGAGCTCCCCGCCTGGATGAAAGACTGACCGTGCAAGACCTACGCATCCTCGCTACGGGGGACCTCCACGTCGGGGACACGGCCAACCTGGCCGGCCTCCAACCGATTGACCGCGAGACCGGCCGGCCGGCCGTCCTCGAAGGCGCCCGGCGCACCCTTGACTGGATCGTGACGGCGGCCGAGGACGCGGACGCGAACGTGGTCTTCGTGTCCGGCGACGTGTACCCGCACCCGAGGCCGACACCCGCGGCCGAGTCCATCGTCGCGGACGCCTTCTGCGGCCTGGCCGACCGGGGGGTCCTCGTGGTGGTGCTCCTGGGGAACCACGACCGGGCGAACGGCGCCGCCGTGGCGCACGCGCTGGAGCCGATGAAGCGGTGGCGGCCTGGGCGGATCGTGGTGCTCGACGAGTTCATGCCCTACGCGCTGTCGGGCGGGGGCCGTCTGAACTTGGTTCCGCTACTCGACCCCACCGAGGCGGGGCCCGACCTGCGCGGCATCATCTACCCGGTGCCGTACCCTGCGCGCGCCGAGCTCGCACGCGGGGCCCCGACCGTCGTCGAAGCCCTCCGCGCAAACGGGAAGGTCTGCGGGGACGTGATCAAGGCCTACGCGGCGCTCTCGAAGTTGGACGCGCCGCACGAGCTCGAAGGCGGCGCCCGGCGGCCGAGGATCCTCCTGGGGCACGGCACGTTGGCCGGCGCGGTGTTCTCCGATCACCAGACGGTGCCGCTGGCCGACTGGCCCATCCCGACCGACCATTTCGGGGCCTTCGACGCGGCCGTGTGGGGGCACCTGCACAAGCGCCAGGCCGTCGAGGGCTACGGGGACGCCGACGAGCACACGCACGGCTACACGGGGGCCCCCGACCGGCTGCGCTTCGACGAAGCGGGCTATCACGCCGGCGCGACGCTGCTCACCTTCACCCAATGGCACACGAAGGCCGAGTTCGTGGGCAACCCACACGCCCGGCAATTCGAGACGCTCACGCCCGACGAGCTCACCGACGAGGTGATCAACGGGAGGATCCGCACCGAGGCCGCCAGCGGCCCGGCTGGGGCGGTGGTCTACCGAGTGCGGGGCACGGTCGCCCCCGAGCGGCTCGAAGCCGTGGGGGCCGCGGTGCGCTCGCTGGTGGCCGCCGGCGTGGTGGTGCGGAACGAGTGCCAGGTGGAGCGCACCGACCGGGCCCGCGTGGACCTGGGCGCGGACCTGTCGACGGCTGCGGTCCTCCGCGGCGTGTTCGAGGCCCGGCCGGACCTCGGTGAATTTGCAGATCAGATCACGGCCGACGTGGTGGCCCTCGACGGGGCCGCCCTGTAGGCTGGGCGCCACACGACCACTCTAGCCGGTTGGGGAACCGATGAAACTATGCAGTCTGAAACTGCGGAACTTCCGCGCGTGGGGCGAGTGCGAACTCGACTTCGCGCGGCTCCCGCACGTTGTTGTCACCGGCCCGAACGGGGCCGGCAAGTCGTCCATCATTGACGGCATCCTCTGGACCATCTACGGCACCACGCGGAGCGGCGGGGCCGATTCGGTGGTGCGACTCGGTGAGGCCGAGGCCAGCGGCGAGGTGGTCTTCGAGGCCGCCGGCGAGGTCTACACCGTGGTTCGCCAGCGGTCCACCTTGGGCCGGGGCAAGTCCCGCCTCGACCTCTACCGCGGCGCCGCGCCGGCGTCGGTGTCGCTGAGCTCGAAGTCGATCCGCGAGACCCAGCAAACCATCGAAGACGCCGTAGGCGTGCCGGTGGACGTGCTCACCGCTGCGTCGGTGCTTACCCAGGGGGACGCCGACCGATTCACGCGAGCGAAGCCCGAAGAACGGCGCGACCTGCTCCGACAACTGCTGCGGCTGGACGTGTGGCGCACGCGGCGCGACGCGGCGCGGGTGAAGGCCCGAGACGCCGAGCAGGCCGGCCAGGCCGCCCGCCAACGGGCGCAGGACATCGCGCCCGAGGGTGAAGCCGCCCAGGCCCGAGAGCGGGCCGCTGAGCTCCTGGCTGGCCAGGAGCGGGCGAAGGCGTCGAGCGATGCGGCGCGGGATGCGGCGCGGGATGCCGTCGAAGCCCTCGACGCGGTGAAGGCGGCCGCCGAGAAGCGGGACGCGGCCGCGCACGAGGTCAACGTGCGCGCTGGCGCCCTCAGTCGCGCCGCGGACGAGCGGGACGCGGCCGAGCGCCTGGCCGTGGAGGCCGACGAGACCGCGGCCGCGGCCGCGGCCCTCCCCGATCTCCGAGAAACGGCCGACCGGATGCGCGCCGAGGCCGACCGGGCCGCCGACACCGCCGGCAAGCGAACCGTCGCGCGTCACGCGCTGGACGCGGCGATGGCCGACTGGCGAACCGAGCACGCGAAGGTGAAGACGGGGCGCCGGCGAACGCTACACGTCGCACAGAGGGCCCTCAAGCGCGCCCAGGTGGCCGAGCGGGTCCTGCCCGACCGCAGGGCCGCGGCGGCCGCGACGGCGGCCGCCCTCGACGACCTGGGGCGCCTGGAGCTCGCGGCCGAGGCCGCCCGTTCCGCGCTGGAAGGCGCCCGGCGAGACTACGCCCGCACGGTGAAGGTCGCGAAGCTCTTGCGAGACGTGCCGTGCGGGCGCGCGACCGCATGGCGAGAGGGGCCCGGCGCTGAGCCGTGCGACCTGCAAAACGAGTGCGTCCTGCTGGCGGACGCCCGCGAGGCCGCCGGAAGCCTCGAAGCGCGCCGGCGAGACGGCGCCACCGCGGCCGCCGCTGCTACTGCTACCGCGGCCGCCGTAGAAGCGCGCAGCCGAGCGGAGCTCACGAGGGCGAACGCGAGGGCCATCGGCAGGGCGACGAGGGCGCGAGACTTGGCGGGGGGGGCCATCAGTGGCCATGCCCAGGTGGACGCGGCGCGCGCCACACTCGCGGGGCTCAAAGAGATCGAAGCCCGAGGGGCGAAGGCGCGCGCCGAGCTCGAAGCCCTGCCGGACCTCGAACCGGCCGCGGCCCGAGAGCAGGCCGAGAGGGCCTGGCGGGCCTTCACCGCGGCCCAGACTCTAGCCGCGAAGGCGGCCCAGGCGGCCCAGGCGCGCGACGCCCTGCCCGAGTTCGGCCGGCGGGTAGCGACGTGCGGCGACGCGCTCACCAAGGCGCGCGAGGCCCTTGAAGGGGCAGTCCAGGCCGCGGCCGGCGTCGCCGCGGCCGCCCAGGCCGTCGAGGACACCCGCCGAGAGGCCAGGGTCACGGCCGCCGCCACCGACGGGCTCCACCGCCAGTGGATGCAGGCTGCCGCGGCTCAGATCGCCGCAGAGAAGGCCGAGCAGGCCGCACAGGCCGCCCGCGAGACGGCCGACAAGGCCGCGGTCGACGCGGCACGCTGGCGGCGCGTCGAGGCCGCTTGCCAGGTGGCGCCGGTCCTCGTGATCGAACGGGCGATCCCCCGGCTGGAGCAGGTCACAAACGAGCTCCTGGCCGAGATCGCGCCGCGGGGGATGGCCGTCCGCATCGACACGACCCGAACCACGAACGCCGGCGACGAGCGGGAGACCCTCGAAGTGGTGGTGACGGACGACGCCGGGGAGCGCCCCCTTGACGACTACAGCGGCGGCGAGCGGTTCCGCGTGGACGTGTCGCTCCGCATCGCCCTTGCGCGCCTCCTGGCCGAGCGGGAGGGCGTGCCGGTGGAATGGCTGGTGATCGATGAGGGCGGCTTCGGCGCCCTCGACGATGAGGGCCTCGACGCTCTCACCGGCGCGCTGGGCGCGCTGGTTCGCCAGTACCCGGCGATGCTCTTGATCACTCACATTGAAAGCGTGGCCGAGGCCCTGCCTGGCCGGCTCGTCGTCGAGCGCGGGCCGGACGGCGCCGCGCGGTTTGGAGGTGTCCAATGATCCCCGTCGTCTGCGTCTATGCCTACGACTGCGCCCCGTCCCGCTTCGCGGAGGTGCTGCGGGCCCTCGGGTTCACGCGAAAGGCCGCGGTCGCCTTCCGCGCCCAGGTAGACACGCTGCCGGGCGCCCAGGTGGACCTCGACCCCGAGGCCCTCGTGACCACCGGCGGCTTCGTCTGCTACGCCGAAGGCGAGCTCGAAGGTGCCGACCCCGACCGAATCCAATGCGGGGCCAAGGAGGCCGCGCAGGTCGCGATGTTCTTGATCGCGAATGGCGTCGGGGCCTTCACCGCGCGGCTGGTCTCGTGACCGTGGCACCCGACCGTCAAGGCCGGTTCGGCTTCGCGCCGCCCGTGCTGCCCGTGAAGGCCGACCGCGAGCGGGACGAGCCCGAGCCCTACAACGATCTCGCGGAGGGGTACGACCCGGCCGAGGTGCTCCGCGTGCGCCTCGTGGACGCCTACCGGATGAGGATCGGGACTGCCACCTGGCGGAAGGCCGGGAAGCTCATGGTCGAGCACGGCGACGACGCGCGGCGGGCCTGGAAGGCTGAGCACGGGGCGCCGACCTGGGCCGCCGTTGATCGGCTCCTGGGCCGGTGCGGTCTGGACTACTCGCTGCCGCTCACCCTGTTTGATCCGTGACCTCGGGATCGACGTAGCCGGTTGGGCTGGTCCGTCTGGTCCGTCTGGGCGGCGGGGGCGCCGGCGGCGGCGGTGCGTCGGAGAGGTGCTGCACCTGCACCCGTACCGAGTTCATGATCCACCCGAACACCGCGAGGACCACGCCGAGGCCGCCGAGCAGATAGTCCAGTGTGCGGCTCATGTTCTCAACCTGGCCGGCTACTTTCTCATACGAGGGTCGATGAACGACCGTCGCCCACTCCGACCGGGTTGGGATATGGTGTTGTCGGTAGAACACCCCGATGTCGAGGGCCTGCTTTGCCTGCACGCCCTTTACCTCCCCGATGTCCTCTTTCAGACCTTTCAGGTCGGCGCGCACCTCGGCTTGGATTTGCTCGATCCGGTGCAATGACTCCTGCACTTCCGCAAGCGCGGGGCCCCGCGGTGCGAGCAGGGCGGCGAAGACAAGCAAACTCAACATCGGCCACCTCCGGTCTTGATAGATACCAGATGCGTCCCGGCCGCGCTCAGTCGCCGCGCTCGCATTCCTCAAGCGCCGATTCAAGGCCCTGCTCCTGTTCAAGTCTTTCGACCATCCATCCACCCGACACCACCCAACAATTGGCGCCCAAGGCACCGGGGGGGAGCCCGGCCGCGGCCTCCACGTCAGCGCAGGGCCGGATCTCGGCCGTCGATACCGTCACGATCTCGGGCGCGGTCTCGGGAGGGCGGGGACACCCCCCGCAAGCGGAGACGACGAGTGCGACGAGCCCACACCGCAGCGAGGGCGCGCGCATCGTTTGCCGCGAGGGCCTTCGTGGTGTCGCGGAGCTCCGCGTCGAGGCTGGCGCGGCGCACTTCGCGCGGCGAGGCCTCGACGCGCTTCTCCACCCACGCGAGCAGGAGAGGGACCGCGGCCAGGAGAAGGGCCGCGAGGGCCGAAAGGAGCGCCTCCACGTCACCCCTCCATGCCCTCGAATTCATCGAAGCGCCCAACGGCGCGCTTGCCGGTGGCGCCCAGGCCAGGGGTTCGCGCGAGCTCGGCGTCGATGGCCTGCACAACATCGTTCTCGCGGGCCTTCGGCCAGGCGGCCTTGACGAGCCCTAGCACGAGCTCGAACTTCTCGCGGCTGTCGGGCACCCGTCCGGCCTTGAGCTCTCGCGCGGCCCATTCCTCGGCCGCGGATACGCCGGTGCGTACCGTGTTCTGAATGGCGGCCTGGAGCTCCGCGGACTGCTTCACGCCGAAGCGGGCCAAAAGCCGCTTCGAGGCCAGGCTCGCGAGGGCGAGCAGGACGACCGCTGCCGCCTGGAGCAGATAGCCGAGGGCCGAGGCCCAGGGGGAGGCCGCGGCGGCCTCCTGGGCCAGCGCAGCGGCCGGCACGAGGGCGAACATGAGGAACACGAGACGGGACAAGATCACACCTCCGCGAAGTCGGCCGCGATGGGCCGGATACAATGGAGCACACGGTAGACGGAAGCGCGGTTGCTCGCCAGCGGCCGAGAGCGACACACCACGCCCTCGTAGGTGTCACCGTTCGGGCCTCGCCCCTTGGCGTTCCCCTCGACGGTGGGGACCTCCCCGTCGGCCTGTAGCGGCCCGGTGGCCATCGTCACATGCGCGCCCCACGTCCTCGCCTTGCGGTGGCCAGGCTTCGGGCCGACGATCACGATGTCGCCGGCCTGCACGCCCTCGGGGTCAACGATCCGCGGCGTACCCGCCGCGTAGTGGTGGACGAGCCTGTAGCACGACGAAAAGACCTTGAGCGGGGTCCGCTTGTAGCTGCGCGCGCTTCGCTCGTCGATGCCAGGACGGCAGACGGGCCGCAAAGCGGCCTGGGCCCACCACGAGCCCACGGCACACCCACACCACGAGAAATCCCCGTTGTGGGTGTAGCGGTCGGGGTGCGGCTGGCCATCGCGCCGGCGCTCGGCCCGCTCGTCGGCCGAGACCACCGAGTAGCCCCACCCGCACGCCTCGATGATCTCGTGAATGCGCTCGGCCCCCGTTCCCGGCGGCTCCTGAACGACCGCGCGCCAGTCCGCCAGCGCGGCCGACACAGCCACGCGACCGGGCCCGCCGAGCTCGGTGCCCGCCCCGAGCGGCGCCGCCTGCGGGGAGGGCACCACCTGGCGCGCGCTGAGCTCCGCGCTGAGCTCCGCGATCCTCGCTTCGAGGTCGAGCCGCTCGTGTGCGCCCTCACGGGAGACGTGTCGGAGCTCGTCGGCGTGGGCCGCCTCAAGAGCGGCGAGAGCAGTCGCAAAGCTCATTGACTCACCTCGGGTTAGGCTGGTGATCCTATCACCAGCGTGAGCGGGCGCAGAACATTGACAGGCGTTCGTATGCCGTCCACGCTCACTGGACACAACGGGAGGGCTCGCATGGGGACAGGGGTAGACGACGCGGCGGCATGGGCTTACGGGCTTCTGGTGCTGTCGCTGGTCAGCGGTGGGGCCCTGGGGGTCTTCGTCGCCGGTGCTCGGCTGGGGTGGTGGTCCGATGTCTGAGCGGCCGGTCGGATTGCCGTTCGAGGATGGCCCCGCGCCCCGAAGCGCGACCATGTTTCACTCCGGGGCGACTGGTGAGTACGACCGAGACCGAACGGGCGGGGTGTCCTGGCGCTGCGCCATGTGCGACGAGACCGGGGCCTCGCGGGGCGCGATCCAACACGTCGAGGGCTGCACCTTCGGCATGTTGGCGCAGTTTGCGAAGCCGCGGTTCGGGCCCTACACCCGCGCCGTCCTCGTGGTGGACGATCAGGCCTACATTCGTAAATCGGTGGCGCGAATGCTCGGGATGCACCTCACGGTCCCCGTGATCCCCCTGCGGCCGGTCGCGGTGGGCTGGTGGATCAGACGCACACCCCTTGCGGTGCTCTCCGATCTGCACATGGACCCATATTACGGGCGAGACCTCGGGGTGCTGGCGGCGTCGCTGGGCGTGCCCTTCGCGTTGATGTCGGGTTCGGCCACCTTCGCGCCTGGGGTGGCCGAGGACCTGGGCGTGCCCTATGTGCGCAAACCCTTCGTGCCTGGCGAGCCCTACGCCACGGTATCCGCGCTGCTCGGCCAGTGACGCGCCTTGAGCTCACCGAGCACCTCACCGCGAAGGGCTGGACGTGCGGCGATGTGCCGCAGTTGTCGTGCGTCGAGGAATGGTACGACCCCAGAAGCCCCGTCCGAAGCGCGGTCGTCCTACCGTCCGCCGTCTGTACCGAGCTCGACCGCTACCGCCTGGCGAGGGCGGTTGAGCGCCTCACCGCGGCCGGCGTCCTCGGCTAAGGCCAGAGGTCACCACCCCCCTCGACAAACTCCGCGCCGGCCTTCCCGTGGGCCTGGACGTGGATCTCGTAGGCCTTCGGCAGATCCCAATAGGTCCCGATGGCGGTCGCCCAGGTCGCATCGCCCTTGAAATGCACGATGTCGCCGTTCGGTTCGCGCATGTAGGGCACGAGGACGAGTGTCACGTCCCCGCCGATCTGCAACTGCCGCAGATCAACGTGGAAGGTCCGGCCGAGGGTCTCGGAAAAGGCCGCGTTCTGGTCGTAGTTTCGTTGACCGAGTGCCCCGGCGTAGCCCTGCGCCGAGAAGCATGTGTCGATCCCGCCGCCGAAGGCGTCATGCCGGATCGTGTAGTAGTGGGCGTCTCCGTTCACGTCGTCGAGCTCGCGCGTCACCGCGATTGGCGTCCCGTCCCCGCGGGCGGACTCGACTTGGAAGTAGGGCGCCGCGAAACCTTCGTCCACGCGAATGCGGACCCACCCGCGCAAGGCCGTGTGTCGGGTCAGCCACCCGGCCGCGTTCGCGCCGATGGTCCGGCCCAGGAGGATGCGGTCAGCGTTGAGGCCCACGTCGGGCGTGACGACCTCGCCCCCGCCGGGGTCGTCCACGTCCGCGATCTGAATCAGGCCCAGGCCGCCGATCTCGGTCGGGTCGTAGACCATGCCGCGGCCTCGGCCGGCCGTGCCGGACTGGAGCATGACCCGCCGCCCGCCGGCGTGCAGATAGCGGAAGTCGGCGTCGAGGGCGCCCAGGTCGCGCGCGGTGCCCTTGAGGAATCCGTCGGCGGCGTAGATATACCGGCCGCCCGCGGCGCCCCCCGTCCGGTGGTCGAGGTACAGGCGCCCCTTGCGAGCTCGGAGCACGCCGGCGTCCAGCGAGGGCCGCACGTCCCCCGTGTTGGGCACCAGCGCATCGGCGGCGCCGGCCCCCGAGTAGAAGACCGGCGCCGTGCCGCCCAGGTCCACGAGGGCAGTCACAATCGAGCCGTCCGAGGTGGGCCCGGTGAGCTCCAGCACCTCACCACCGGCCGCGCCCTTGATCCCGGTGTCGATGCCGCCGGTGAAGTGCGGAGCGCGCACCAGAAGCCGCGCGGGCGTGGTGGCGATCTGGGCGCCGTAGCGGCCGCCGGCCCAGGTGCAGCCGTCGAGTACCACGTCTGCGCCGGCATGGTTCACCAGTAGGCCGTCAGCCCCCGCGGCGGGGACCCAGGTGCAGTTGATGAAGCGGACGCGCGCCGCGCCGGTGAGCTCCACGAGAGCAGACGTGGCCCCGCCGGTGTCCTCGAAACGGCAGTCCACGAAGGTCAGGTCGCCGCCGTTGAGCAGGAGAAGGGGGTCACCCCCCGCCGCTGCGCGGAAGGTCAGGCCGCGGAAGGTGTGCAGGGCCGCGCCGGCGTTCGTGAGTAGGGCGTTCGCGCCGGCGGTGCGCGAGAGGATGCCGCCGGCACCGCGAATGTAGCGCCGGATGGTAGAGGCCGAGAGCAGGACAGACCCAGCCGATGCGTCGATGTCCCACTGGCCAGGCGCCGCCGCCTGGGGATGAAAGACCACCCCGGCGCGGGGGTCCTGCCCCACGCCTCCCGCGAACTGCACCGTGAGCGCCAGGGCGGCCACTGGTGAGGTCAACTTGAGGTGCGCGCTGTCGGCATCGCCGGTCCCGTCCACGATGCCGATCTCGGTGCTGGCGCTGCGGACGTTCTCGGCGTAGAGCGGCGCGCGGTGCCACTTGGCCCCGCCGAGCTCCTGCACCCGGCGCATGATGGCCCAGGCCCAGGTCTTGAGCGTGGTCAGGCCGTTCGCCAGGCGGTCGTCGTCTCGGCTGTGATCGGGAAGGGCCCAGCCGCTCGCGGTGCCCACGCCCTCGAACAGAGATTCGCGGCCGAGCACGATGTCAGTATCCACGAGATCGGCGCCCGAGTAGGCCACGCGCGCCACGCGCAGCCACCCGAAGCCGGGATCAGGGTCCACGCCGTCTCGGGTCGCGGTGAGCTCCCAATCGGCCAGGAGGCGCGTCTCGGTGGGCTGCACCCGCTCCACGCCCACGCCGGCCACGTCGGCCAGGTAGGCGCGGTTCGCGGTCTGCCCCTCGACGTAGGCGAAACGGACCCACACCGAATAGGTGCCGGCGGCCAGGCCGGCGAAGTCGTACAAGAGCGCGGCCTGTAGCCCCTCGTCGAGTAGCTGCCCGTACTCGGTCACGCCGTCGTCGCGCGTCCAGCCGCTCACCGCGGCCCCGAGTGCGACGTTGATCTGCTTCGGCTCACTCGGGCCGGTCAACGTGACCTCGAAGCCGCCCAGGACGAACTTCTCCGCGCCGCTCACCAGCCCGCGGAGAATGTCGCGGAGGGCCTCGTCGGGGAGCGCGTGTAGCGCCTCCGCGTCGGGGCGGTCGAGCCGTTGCCCGTCGAGCTTGAAAATGACTCGTCTCATGCTACGACTCCCACACCCCGATATCGGATTCAGCGATCACCCCGGCCACGGTGAGCGCGTCGAGGATAGCTCGAAGCGCGGACAGGCGCCCGCCCAGGTAGAGCGGATATCGCACGAGCTCGCCCACCTGCACCTCGCCCGCCATGATGGGGTCAGGGTTGCGAACGTGGACGCCGGGCAGGATCTCGGCGGTGCCGCGGCCGGTGGCGTCACCGGGCAGACCCCCGGCGCCGGCGCCGCCCTCGGGATAGGCCCACCCGTAGTCCACCACCACGTCGGGGAGGGCGCCGGGGAGCGGGGTGTCGAGGGTGACGACGGACCCCGCGAAGGTGTTGGACGTGGCGTAGTTCGTGCCCGTCCGGTGGGCGTCGGTGGCCAGCCACACCCCGAGCACCTGGCGGATCGTGTGCGTGACGGCCACCTGGCCAACGGCGACCGGCGTCACGATCTCGGCCGGCGCGAGGTAGGCGTAGCCGAGCGGTGACGCGGCGGGCCGCGTCC